TGCACAGATATTAAGACATCGTTCTTTCACTTTTCAAGAATTTAGTCAAAGATATGCAGATACTAATTTATTAGACGCAAATATACCCCTACCAGATTTGAGGAGACAGGACACAAAAAATCGTCAGAATAGTATTGACGATATTCCAGAAAAACAAACTAAATTTCTACAAGAGAGGATTAGACAATATTTCAATGAAGGCATGGATTTGTATAATGAATTATTAAGAGAGGGCATCGCAAAAGAATGTGCTAGATTTGTACTACCCCTAGCAACACCAACTCGCATCTATATGTCTGGTAGTGTCAGATCATGGGTTCATTACATTGATCTGCGTTCTGGACATGGAACACAAAAAGAGCACATGGATATTGCAAATGCTTGTAAGTCCATCTTTACCGAACAATTTCCCACGGTCTCAGAGGCTCTAGAGTGGGTCTAAATAAATTTACCTAATAAAATACTATGGCTACATATCCTGTTATTAATAAAGAAACTGGTGAACAGAAAGAAGTTGTGATGAGTGTGAATGATTGGGATCAGTGGAGAGAGAATAATCCTGATTGGACTCGTGACTATTCTGATCCATCAACTATGCCTGGTGTGGGTGAAGTTGGAGAATGGAAAGATAAGTTGAGGAAAAGCAAACCTGGTTGGAATGATGTTCTCCGAAGAGCAGGAAAAGTTGCAGGGTCGAGGGTAAAGAAATTATAATGCCTCGTAAAAGAAAATCAGAACCGATAGGAATAGGTTATACTGCAAAGCAAATGAGAAAAAAGAAACCTATTAATAATGAATATCTTGTTGATATTACTCCTCTGACTGATAATCAGAAAATATTGTTTGACTTGTATGCACAACAAAAACATATTGTTGCATATGGAGTTGCAGGTACTGGTAAAACATTTATTACACTTTACAATGCCTTAAAAGATGTATTAGATGAGAGCACACCATATGAAAGAGTTTATATTGTAAGATCTTTAGTAAGCACTCGTGAGATAGGATTCTTACCTGGTGATCATGAGGATAAATCTACACTATATCAAATACCATATAAAAATATGGTTAAGTATATGTTTCAGATGCCTTCTGATGCAGATTTTGAAATGTTGTATGGTAATCTGAAATCACAGGAAACCATTAAGTTTTGGAGCACATCTTTCATTCGTGGAACCACATTAGACAATGCCATCATTATTGTTGATGAGTTTCAGAATTTAAACTTCCATGAACTTGACAGTATTATTACTCGTGTGGGTGAGAATACAAAGATATGTTTCTGTGGTGATGCAAGTCAGACTGACTTAATAAAAACAAATGATAAGAATGGTATCGTAAACTTTATGAACATCTTGCGTAAAATGCCATCTTTTGATATAATAGAGTTTGGTATTGATGATATAGTTCGCTCTGGACTTGTCAAAGAGTATATTATTGCAAAACTTGATATTGGTCTTTAATGTTTAATCATGTAGAACTGAATCTTCCCAAACTTTCAAGAGAAACTATTGACGGTGTTCGATATTACTCTGTACCTGATGAAGATGAATTAATTAAATTAGTTTCAATTACATCTGTTACTAGCCATTACAATAAAGAAATTTTTATTAATTGGCGAAAGAAAGTAGGTGATGAAGAAGCAAATCGTATTACCAAAGCAGCTACTACTCGTGGCACTGACTTTCATACACTTACAGAGCATCATTTATTGAATGATGAGAAACTTCCAAAAGTTCCTCCAATATCTAATTTTTTGTTTAATGTAGCAAAGCAAAAAATTGGTAATATAAATAATATTTACGCTTTAGAGGGTTCTCTCTACAGTAGGCAACTAGGAATTGCTGGAACAGTCGATTGTATTGCGGAATACGAAGACGAGTTAGCGATAATAGATTTTAAGACTTCAAAGAAACCAAAACCAAGAGACTGGATAGAACATTACTTCGTCCAGTGTATGGCATACGGTTGTATGTTATATGAACTAACGGGTATATCTGTTAAAAAATTAGTAATTATTATGTCCTGTGAAAATGGAGAATGCATCGTCTATGAAGAATACAACAAAGCAAAGTATATCAAACTCCTCGGAGAATACATTAACAAATTTATTCAAGATAAACTGGAACTCTATGGAACCGAATAAAGAACTAGAACAGGCAATCGAGAATAAATTCTTGACTCCATCTAAATTTGCAATGGAGATTGAAAAGATTGTTAAAGAAGAACAAGATTTCAATTATATTGACGCAATCTGTTACTATTGCGAAATTAACAATATTGAGGTAGAATCAGTATCGAAGTTAATATCTAAACCTTTGAAAGAAAGATTGAAATGGGATGCAACCCGTCTTAACTTTATGAAACCCACATCAAGAGCTAAATTGCCTTTATAATGAAAAAATCAGAATTAATCCATTGGAGATTGCAAGCGATGCTTCGTGAACATACCTTCTCCGATTTGCAGTACTTAGGTGTAAGACCTGATAGTATTGGAGTAGATCAACATTGGTATCGAATCGGAGAAGCAGAAGTCCCTGTTGACTCAATTACAGAATTAGATAGTGAAGAGGAAGATGATGAAAGTGACTCCATTTGAAACCTACCAGTCATATCTTTCAATGAAAAGTCATTTTACGAACCGTAAGTATGACTTTTTTAGGTATGGTGGTAAATCTCGTGCGACTATGGCTTCTTTTAACAAAAGAAAAGATAAGTATTGGTTTGAGAAAACATCAAGAAAATATTCTGATGGTGAGATAGTTGATTTTTTACTTGCAAACTTCGTAACTACAGATAATCCAAATAACCTGTGGATTGGTGAGATTATTAATTCTGGTGAAAGAACATATGCAGATTGGATGAGAAGAAAACAGAGTATATCTTACTTATTCAAAGAGGAATCAGAAAAATTACTAGAACAAAATGAACTAGAAGAATTATTTGAGTGTGGAAAAGGACATCCTATTATATTGAAGAGATTTCTAGGTGGTGACATATCATTAGAAACATTTGTTATCTTTGATATTATATTTGCATTTTCAGACAAGTTTGATGAAAAACTCCTAGATCCCGTATGGGAAACCGTAAGTTTGAAAATAAGGAAGTATAAACCTTTCCTAAATATTAATGTATTCAACTTTAAAAAAATTCTACGGGAAATCGTAAATGAGTGATTTTTTTGATTCCGACATAGTTCGTGAAGAACTACAAGAGATAAACCAGTTGCAGTTATCAATTTATCGTAACGCAATGAAGTTTGGAACTTTTAGTCGTGATGATAAAGTTGACCACATTGAAAGACTTACTGAATTATTGGAAAGACAAAAAGTAATGTACACTCGCATTAGTCTTTCTGATGATCCAGAAGCAATTGACCTTAAGAATCACTTGCAAAAATCTGTAGAACTTATGGGTTTCCCAGAGGGAACAGATATGTTGCTATTATTCTCAGGTATGTCAAATACCATTGAGAATCTTAAGAAGTCTATTGACAATTGATTATTAATCTGCTATAATCCAATTATCTAAAATATCCAATTTATCCGAGGTATCCAAATGTCTTTTAAAGACCTAAAAAAACAATCTAAACTTGGCTCACTTACTGCAAAGTTAGTAAAAGAAGTCGAGAAGATGAACAACACGGGCGGTAACGCTGATGACCGTATCTGGAAGTTAGATGTAGACAAAGGAGGTAACGGTTATGCTGTTATCAGATTCCTACCTGCACCCGAAGGTGAAGATTTACCATTTGTAAAACTATATTCACACGCATTCCAAGGTCCTGGTGGATGGTTCATTGAGAACTCACTTACCACACTTGGACAGAAAGACCCTGTTTCTGAGTATAACTCATTACTCTGGAACAATGGTACTGATGCTGGAAAAGAAACAGCAAGAAAGCAGAAGCGTAAGTTAACTTATGTCAGCAACATATATGTTGTAAAAGACCCTACTAATCCTGAGAACGAAGGTAAAGTATTCCTATACAAATATGGGAAGAAAATCTTTGACAAACTTACTGCAGCGATGCAACCTGAGTTTGAAGATGAGGAAGCAATCGATCCATTCGATTTCTGGCAAGGTGCTAACTTCAAGTTAAAAGCAAAGAATGTTGCAGGATACAGAAACTATGATAGTTCTGAATTTGCAGCACCAAGTCCTTTACTTGATGATGACGATGCAATGGAAACACTCTGGAAGAAACAGTTCTCACTCGCTGAAATTGTTGCACCAGACCAGTTCAAGACATACGATGAGTTAAAGACTCGTCTAGACTATGTTCTTGGTAACAAAAAGTCTGCTGCACCACAGTTTGAAGAAGAGGATATTGATCGTGGAGAAGCAGAAGAGTTAGTAACTGCTGCTGTATCAAAACCAACTCCTGCGGTAGCAGAAGAAGAGGATGATGCATTATCCTACTTTGCGAAACTCGCAGAAGAATAATTATACGGGGGGTCAAACGACCCCCTTTTTTTATGGGTTAATAACGTTTGTATTTTCAGTTCCCGCTATATTC